TTTCGATAACCTGTTCGATGCTGCCATTGCCCGCGCCGATGAAACGATACGCGGGTACATGGGAACGTCAGCCACCATGACATCCGGTGAGCGGTCCGGCGCAGTAATACGTGGTGTTTTTGATGACCCTGAAAATATCAGCTATGCCGGACAGGGCGTGCGCGTTGAAGGCTCCAGCCCGTCCCTGTTTGTCCGGACTGATGATGTGCGGCAACTGCGGCGTGGTGACACGCTGACCATTAACGGCGAGATGTTCTGGGTGGACCGTGTTTCTCCGGATGACGGAGGGAGTTGTTATCTCTGGCTCAACCGTGGGCAACCACCGGCAGTTAACCGGCGACGATAAACGCAGGGTGAATTATGGCGATAAAAGGGCTTGATCAGGCGATTGAAAATCTGAGCCGGGTTCGTAAAAACGCCATTCCGGCGGCTTCAGCAATGGCCATTAACCGCGTGGCCACAACGGCGATTAATCAGTCTTCATCACAGGTTGCCCGGGAGACAAAGGTACGCCGGAAACTGGTAAAGGAACGGTCCAGACTGAAACGGGCCACGGTCAGAAATCCGAATGCCAGAATTATCGTTAAACGCGGTGATCTCCCTGTGATTAAGCTGGGGATCAGGATGCTGGGCCGTCGTCCGGACAGCATACTTAAAGCTGGTCAGCATCGGTATCAGCGGGCATTTATCCAGCGATTAAAAAATGGTCGCTGGCATGTCATGCAGCGTGTGGCCGGGAAAAACCGTTACCCCATTGATGTGGTGAAAATCCCGATGGCGGCCCCACTGAAACAGGCGTTTGATGAGAATATTGACCGTATCCGGCGTGAACGTCTGCCCGGAGAACTGGCATACGCGCTGAAACAACAACTTAGGATTGCGATAAAACGATGAAACATACTGATATCCGTGCGGCAGTGCTGGATGCACTGGAGCTGCATGAACACGGGGCGACGCTGTTTGATGGTCGCCCCGTTGTTTTTGACGAAGAGGATTTTCCGGCCGTCGCGGTTTATCTGACGGATGCAGAGTATACCGGTGAAGAGCTGGATGCAGATACCTGGCGGGCCACACTGCATATTGAGGTGTTTTTACCGGCACAGGTACCGGATTCGGAGCTTGATCAGTGGATGGAAAGCCGGATTTATCCGGCGGTGACTGCGATCCCGGCACTGGCAGACCTGATTACGACGATGGTTACGCAGGGCTATGAGTATCGTCGTGATGACGATATGGCGTTATGGAGTTCTGCGGATCTGACTTATTCCATTACATACGAGATGTGAGGACGATATGGCAACACCAAATCCCCTTGAGCCGGTAAAAGGTGCCGGTACCACTCTGTGGGTTTACAACGGCAAGGGTGATGCTTATGCAAACCCGTTGTCAGACGATGACTGGCAGCGACTGGCTAAGGTGAAGGATCTGACGCCGGGCGAGATGACGGCAGAACCCTACGATGATAACTACCTGGATGATGAAGACGCGGACTGGACCGCGACCGGGCAGGGGCAGAAGTCTGCAGGAGATACCAGTTTTACGCTGGCCTGGAAACCGGGAGAAGAAGGTCAGAAAGGGCTTATAGGCTGGTTTGAAAGCGGGGATGTGCGGGCCTATAAAATCCGTTTCCCAAATGGCACGGTGGATGTGTTCCGTGGCTGGGTCAGCAGTATCGGTAAGGCCGTGACGGCGAAAGAAGTGATCACCCGCACGGTGAAAGTCACTAACGTGGGCAAACCTTCCGTGGCGGAAGAACGCAGCGAAATTACGCCGGCCACTGCAATTAAGGTGACACCGACATCCGGTACGGTGGCAAAAGGGAAAACAACCACCCTGACGGTTTCTTTTGAGCCGGAAAGTGCAACCGACAAGACGTTCAGAGCGGTTTCCGCCGATCCGTCGAAAGCCACCATTAGTGTGAAAGATATGACAATTACGGTAAACGGCGTGGCGACAGGTAAGGTGCAGATCCCTGTGGTGAGCGGAAATGGTCAGTTCGCCGCAGTGGCTGAAGTCACCGTTACTGAAGCGGGCGCTGCAGGGTAAACGGAGGTAATACATGTTTCTGAAAACAGAACAATTTGAATATAACGGTGTGTCCGTCACGCTTTCCGAATTGTCTGCGCTGCAGCGGTTTGATTATATAAAGTTTGTTTCAGACGCAGAACAACAGGAGACAACGAAGCATGATGTCGTGCACATTAACCAGCGATATCTGGAAACGGCATCCCTGCTTGTGGCGATGTCGCTATGGCATTCCCATTCCCTCAAAGGCACTCTGGCCTCTCCGGAGACAGAGATGCAGCAGATCCGCCGTGAAGTGATGCTGGGATGGCCTGCTGATGCACTGAATCAGGCAACGAACCGGGTGCTTTATCTTTCAGGTATGCTGGATAACCGGCACGATGCCGATCCTGAACAAACCGGGAAAACAGAAGCGACTGAGCCGGTAACATCAAAAAAGCATTCGAAGGCGAGCTGAACTTTGTCCTGAAACTGGCGCGTGAGATGGAGAGAGCCGACTGGCGCGCCATGCTTGCCGGGATGACATCCACCGAATATGCCGACTGGCGACGTTTTTACTGCACGCATTATTTTCAGGATACCCAGCTGGATATGCATTTTTCCGGGCTGATGTACGCCGTACTCAGCCTGTTTTTTTGCGATCCGGATATGCATCCGGCGGATTTCAGCCTGTTCGCTCCGGAGGCAGAGGAAGGACAGGCGGAGACGCCGGACGAAAATGATGTACTGATGCAGAAGGCGGCGGGCCTCGCCGGTGGAGTCCGTTTCGGGGAGGAGGGAAGGAGGTTGTGACAGTTATTGATGGTATCAGAGGACATTTCAGGAGGTGACCACGATGGCAGGTAATTTTGCCGATCTGACAGCCGTGCTGACACTGGATTCTGCCCGTTTTTCTGAAGAGGCAGCGCGGGTAAAAAAAGAGCTGGGTGAAACCAGTGCGCTTGCTGATTTGATGTCCGGGAAAGTCAGTCAGTCTTTCAGAAAACAGGCTGATGCTGCTGAGCAGAGTCTGAGCCGACAGGCGCTGGCTGCACAAAAAGCCGGGATATCAGTCGGACAGTATAAGGCTGCCATGCGCACACTGCCCGCACAGTTCACGGATATTGTCACTCAGCTTGCCGGTGGTCAGAATCCCTTCCTTATCATGCTGCAGCAGGGGGGGCAGATCAGCGATTCATTCGGTGGACCGCTCAGCCTGCTTACCCTGCTGAAGGAGGAACTTCTCGGGATCAGGGATGCCTCTGAATCATCAGAGGAGTCGCTGTCAGATACGGCAAATGCACTGGCTGAAAATGCCCGGAATGCCGGTGAGCTGGGACGATTTATGTCGGTGGCCCGTGTGGCGGCAGGTGGCGGGGTTGCCGTACTGGCCGCGCTTGCTGCCGCCGCCTGGCAGGCAGAGCAGGCTGACCGGGCCTTATTGCGTTCACTGATCCTGACCGGAGGGGCGGCTGCCACCACAACGGCAGAATTGTGGAAAATGGCCGGGGTGATCAGCGATGAAGCCGGTGGTGGTATCAGACAGGCGGCAGAAAATCTGGCCCGTCTGGCAGAAAGCGGGAAATATACCGCCGGGCAGCTACGGATCATGGGGGAAACCTCTCAGAGATGGCTGCAGACGGTGGGGGACGATGCCGGGAAGGTGGAAAAAGCCTTTGAAGGGATTGCAGCAGATCCGGTGAAGGCGCTGGCCTCCCTGAATCAGCAGTATAACTTCCTGAGCGTTTCCCAGTTACGCCATATTGATGAGCTTGAGCGCACGAAAGGTAAACAGGCTGCGGTGACGGAGGCGATGTCCCTGTTTGCGGATGTCATGAATGCACGTCTGGAGCAACTTGATAAAGCGGCCACGCCGGTGGAAAAAATCTGGGACGATGTTAAAACCTGGACTTCTGACGCATGGGCATGGATAGGTGATCATACACTGGGGGCACTCAGTCTGATCACTGACGTGGTGGCAGGAACCGTTGAACAAGTGAAGCTGCTGCTTGTGCAGGGGGATCTGGCGCTGGCTGAATTTATTCAGTCAGCCTGGGAAACGACAAAGAATGTGCCCGGCGTTGGTGCGTTGTTTGGTGAACTGGCAGAAGAGAACCGCGTATTTATTGAGAAAACAAAACGCGATGAACTGGCGCTGAGAAAATCCATTGCGGAACGGGATGCGCGTATACGCCAGGGGGAAATGGGGTACATCAACCGTTCGCGTGCAACAGGCGTCAGCAAAGGTCCGGGGCAGCAGGAAGCCGTCAGCCGTCTGGCTGAAGAGCTGACAGGTAAAAAGCATACATCACCGAAAACGCGCTCTGCCGGGGAGAGGGAAGAGGAGCAGGCAAGAGAGGCTCTGCTTGCCCTTGAAGCTGAGCTCAGGACGCTGGAAAAACACAGCGGTGCGAATGAGAAAATCAGCCGGCAGCGCCGTGATTTATGGAAAGCGGAAAATCAGTATGCGGTCCTGAAAGAGGCTGCCACGAAACGGCAGTTATCTGAGCAGGAAAAATCCCTGCTGGCGCATAAAGACGAGACGCTGGAGTACAAACGCCAGCTGGCTGAGCTGGGCGACAAGGTTGAATACCAGAAACGCCTGAATGAGCTGGCACAGCAGGCGGTGCGGTTTGAAGAGCAGCAGAGCGCGAAGCAGGCCGCCATCAGCGCAAAAGCCCGCGGTCTCACTGACCGTCAGGCGCAGCGGGAGTCTGAAGCGCAGCGTCTTCGGGACGTGTACGGTGATAATCCGGCTGCGCTGGCGAAGGCCACATCGGCACTGAAGAACACCTGGTCTGCGGAGGAGCAGCTTCGTGGAAGCTGGATGGCCGGGCTGAAGTCCGGCTGGGGCGAGTGGGCGGAAAGTGCGACGGACAGTTTTTCGCAGGTTAAAAGTGCTGCCACGCAGACCTTTGACGGTATTGCACAGAATATGGCGGCGATGCTGACCGGTGCAGAGGCAGACTGGCGGGGATTCACCCGTTCGGTGCTGTCCATGATGACAGAAATCCTGCTTAAACAGGCCATGGTGGGCATTGTCGGGCGTATCGGCAGCGCCATTGGCGGTGCTTTCGGTGGTGGTGCGTCTGCCTCCACGGGGACGGCCATTCAGGCTGCGGCGGCGAACTTCCATTTCGCGACCGGGGGATTTACGGGGACGGGGGGTAAATATGAACCTGCGGGAATTGTTCATCGCGGGGAGTTTGTCTTCACGAAGGAGGCAACCAGCCGGATTGGCGTCGGCAACCTGTACCGCCTGATGCGGGGCTATGCGGAAGGGGGTTATGTGGGCGGTGCCGGAAGTCCGGCGCAGATGCGGCGGACGGAAGGCATTAATTTTAATCAGAACAATCACGTGGTGATTCAGAACGACGGCACCAACGGACAGGCGGGGCCGCAGCTGATGAAGGCGGTGTATGACATGGCCCGCAAGGGGGCGCAGGATGAGCTCCGGCTGCAGTTGCGTGATGGCGGTATGTTATCGGGGAGCAGGCGATGAAAACATTTCGCTGGAAAGTGAAGCCGGATATGGAGGTGAACTCGCAGCCATCGGTGCGTGAAGTGCGTTTTGGTGACGGGTATTCGCAGCGTATGGCGGCGGGGCTGAATGCTGACCTGAAAACATACCGTGTGACGCTTTCCGTGACCCGGGAGGAGGCCCGACATCTGGAGGCATTCCTGGCAGAGCACGGAGGCTGGAAGGCATTTTTGTGGAAGCCACCCTATGCATACCGGCAGATAAAGGTGACCTGTGCCGGGTGGTCTGCGCGGGTCGGGATGTTGCGCGTTGAGTTCAGCGCGGAGTTTAAGCAGGTGGTGAACTGATGCAGGATATTCACGGGGAAAGCCTGATCGAGTCGGTTAAATCGGAGCAGTCACCGCGGGTGGTGCTCTGGGAAATCGACCTGACGGTGCAGGGTGGTGAGCGGTATTTTTCTGCAATGAGCTAGAATGAAAAAGGGGAGGCGGTTACCTGGCAGGGGCGGGAATATCAGGCATACCCGATTGACGGCAGCGGTTTTGAGATGAACGGGAAGGGCAGCAGTGCCCGCCCGTCGCTGACGGTGTCGAATCTGTTCGGTCTGGTCACCGGAATGGCGGAGGACCTGCAGAGCCTGGTGGGGGCCACGGTGGTCCGCCGCCGGGTGTATGCCCGTTTTCTGGATGCGGTGAATTTTGTGGCGGGCAATCCGGAAGCGGACCCGGAGCAGGAGCTGAGCGACCGCTGGGTGGTGGAGCAGATGTCAGAGCTGACGGCCATGACAGCCTCGTTTGTGCTGGCAACACCGACGGAGACGGACGGAGCGCTGTTTCCCGGTCGCATTATGCTGGCGAATACCTGTATGTGGGATTACCGGGGAGATGAATGCGGGTATAACGGTCCTGCGGTGGCGGATGAGTTCGACAACCCCACCACGGATATCCGTAAGGACAGATGCAGCAAGTGCATGCGCGGGTGTGAGATGCGCGGCATGGTGGCTAATTTTGGCGGTTTCCTTTCCATCAATAAACTTTCGCAGTAAATCCTGTTTTATGACACAGACTGAATCAGCGATTCTGGTGCATGCCCGGCGGTGTGCGCCTGCGGAGTCGTGCGGCTTCGTGATAGGCACCCCGGAGGGCGAACGGTACCAGCCCTGCGTGAATATCTCCGCAGAGCCGGAGGCGTATTTTCGTATTGCGCCGGAAGACTGGCTGCAGGCAGAGATGCAGGGGGAGATTGTGGCGCTGGTTCACAGCCACCCTGGTGGTCTGCCCTGGCTGAGCGAGGCCGACCGGCGGCTGCAGATAAAGAGTGCCCTGCCCTGGTGGCTGGTCTGCCGGGGGGAAATTCACAAATTCCGCTGTGTGCCGCACCTGACCGGGCGTCGTTTTGAGCACGGGGTGACGGACTGTTACACCCTGTTCCGGGATGCATACCATCTGGCGGGGATAACGCTGCCGGATTTTGTGCGTGAGGATGACTGGTGGCGCAACGGTCAGAACCTTTACCTGGACAATATGGCGGCGACTGGTTTTTACCGGGTGCCCCTGTCCTCTGCACAGGCGGGCGATATCCTGCTGTGCTGCTTTGGCGCATCGGTGGCCAATCATGCCGCCATATACTGCGGCAACGGTGAACTGCTTCACCATCTGCCTGAACAACTGAGTAAACGGGAGAGGTATTCCGAAAAATGGCAACGACGAACGCATTCTGTCTGGCGTCACCGCCACTGGCACGCATCTGCCTTCACGGGGATTTGCAACGATTTGGCCGCCGCCTCAGCCTGTATGTGAACACGGCAGCGGAAGCCATCCGGGCGCTGTCGTTACAGGTGCCGGGATTCCGCCGTCAGATGAACGAAGGCTGGTACCAGATACGTATTCGCGGTGAGGACACGGCACCGGAGGCGGTGTACGCCCGTCTTCACGAACCTCTGGGTGAGGGGGCGGTCATCCATATTGTGCCGCGACTGGCCGGGGCCGGAAAGGGCGGACTGCAGATTGTGCTGGGGGCGGCAGCCATCGTGGGCTCTTTCTTCACGGCCGGGGCATCAATGGCGTTATGGGGTTCAGCCCTGGCAGCCGGTGGTTTTTCTGCCACCACGATGCTGTTTTCACTGGGGGCCAGCATGATACTGGGCGGTGTGGCCCAGATGCTGGCACCGAAGGCAAAAACACCGGAGTACAGGGCGACGGATAACGGTAAACAGAACACGTATTTTTCGTCACTGGATAACATGATTGCCCAGGGGAACCCGATGCCGGTGCCTTATGGTGAAATGCTGGTTGGTTCACGACGGATATCCCAGGACATCAGCACCCGTGATGAGGGCGGAGACGGGAAAGTGGTGGTTATCGGGCGGGGATGAAAATAAAAAAATCCCGCAGAGTTAGCGGAGCTGCGGGAGAGAACGATGAAGATTAACGTTATGGAGTTATTTTTCAGGCATCAAAAAAGTAATGCAGCGTCATTATTGCGGCTACAGGCAATTGCCGGAAATGTGAAGAGTTTCAGAAATTTTATTCCGTCATGACACAGGCACCCTCCGGGGTGCCTGTTGTTTTCTGGCATAAACAGATTCAGACATCAGACAGGAGAGGGG